TTATAATCTCCCGGAGGCAATTGTGCAAAATCAAAGTTATCAGGTAGCATCAAATAGTCCCTTCCTTGCTCTAATGCATTTAGCGGCGATTTCAAATTCTTTATTGGCTTGTCCAAACAAAAGTTTAGGCTGAGTGAGTTTCACAATTTCATAATAATAATCGCCATATAATACAAAATCGCCTTCACGCACATACAAATCTTGATCTTCTTCAAGCCGACGTTTATGGAAATGAATGTTAATCTCCCAAGATTTATCGATCCCTACATTTTCCATATACTGTGTAGAATAATCAGTGAATTCGACTAGAGCGTAAATACGAATAGGAGATAAAAAGTTTTTTTGAATCGCTTCTCCGTATAATTCATGAAAATCCGTCGCTTCTAGATCAATGGGATAGTAAAGAATTTGTTGTCCGATGACCTTTTCAATAAGCTCATCATTAACTTGTTTAACCAAGTCCCTCTCTTTCTTTCCGAGAAAGAGTGGAGGAGGTGGTGATTTATTTCGTTTCCATTCATTGTCGCCCATTCATTTGTTATCCTAGGAAAATTGGAAGTGGTGAAGACTTCAAAACATTTGCAGACGCATCGGTGATTTCTTGATCCGTCTTGGTGAGGGCAGCGTATTCCATTTCTTTCAGCATTTCAGTCAACTTATCTTTCAAATTGGCTTGTTCTTCTTTAGCTTGGGATAACAACTCTGAGTGGTTTAAGGTAACACTTTCGCCTGGAATGGGTAGAGTGGTGAATTTACCTCTAATTTGACCCAACATCTCCTTACACACCGCTAATGCATATTTCCGGATCCATTGCTTCCCGATAGCATTAATATTCATATAAGGAAGGTTGTCAAAAGGAAGTGTGTTCATGTTATTAATACCATTCACCCCGGTACGATATCCTGAGTCTTCATCCCACGAATTATCGTCTACATAAAAACGCACCCATATTCTATTGAGATCCCCAAAGTCCCAATAACTTGGGTTGGGATATAAACGTAACTTATTATTAATAATCTCATAAGAATAATGAGAAGTGCGTGTATAAATGGAGTCTTCATACATAACTGCTTGTAATTTGTTCTGCCATGTAGGAATAATTTCAAATGTAGAGTCGTCGGCAAACTGCCCGTAAGTAGAGTAGTTGCCTACTACTCCAACGCCACCATAGTAGCCGTAGAATCGCCACATAGCCCGGGGAGATTTATAAAAGACCTTAGTTATAATGACTCTTTTGTCTCCTACTTTTCCGGCGAAGGAGACGATCTTTCCTGCGTCATCGACACCATCGGACGAGGCGGTAGAAAGGATAGCTTGAAGATCATAATCTTGTTTATTTTCGCCGGGTTTAAAGGATGCCGAATATTCTGGAATAGTGCCTCCAAAGCCGCCTGCTGCTGCTGCTCCGTCAGCCACCCGTCGAGAATACCCAATTTGAAATCTGGGAAATTTTAAGTTAACATTAGAGGGCCCGGAATCCAATTCACCATTGTGATTAAAAGTCCCAGTTTGTTCTCCCAACATGTTCGAGAGAGCATTCTTAGATTGATGAAGATTTATAATATAAGAATATTCTAGTACTGCCTCTTCATAGGCTGCATACACATTCCCCGGGGTTAACTCAATGTCGACAACATCGCCTCCTAGCTTCTTATAAACATAGTTTACCTGTAGGGCTGCACCGGTGAGAAATGATAGTGATCCCGTATAGGTACCAAAAGGTACGGCGACAGCTACCGTGCTAGCAGAGCCTGTTGAAGGTAAAACTATCGCGCTAGTTTGCGATCTGGGGCTTAAATTAGTTGGCATGTATTCGCCCTCCTTGTGTAAATAGTTCCCTACAAAACAAAACCCCCAGACACACTGGGGGTTCTTTTAGGATCCGAAAAGGTCGCTCAAGTAGTAGGCGCCGCAGTCTTGGTGGTAGTCTTCTTGGCTTTGCGCGAGGGACGCCGTTTTCGGACGGTCTTTGCCTTTGGTTTGGCTATAGGAGCGGCCGGGGGGACTACAACAGTCTTTTCCTCTTCAAGTACAACCGGGACTGCCGCCACAGTAACCTCTACCGGGGTTTCAACTACTTCCTCTGCAATCACATTAGTGTTGGTTGTGTTTAGAAGCTGCATGCGCGGATGGTTAGAGTGCTTAGTTTTAAACTTGGCCTTAGCGGACTTCAATCGTCTTTTCTTTCCCATGGGGAATCTCCTTTGTAATATAGTAAATAGTTGTTATTCTCCAAAAAGAAAAACCCCCTCCGAAGAGGGGGGAAATATAAGATATTTAATTTTAGCCCATAGACTGGTAACCTTCCACATAAACATAGAACTTGCCGGCAGTAAGCGCGGCGGTTCCAATAGTGATAGAAACCGGATCAGCAGTGGTAACGAAGCGATGACCAGCGGCTGTGGTGTTGTGCGCGAGAGCGCCATCAAACGGATGAACCGAGTTGGCGGTCAAAGAAGCTTTCCCGATAGACGTAACGAAACCATTGGGATCGTTAGAAGTTCCCTGAGTGCCCACGAGGAGCGTAGCGGAACCACCTGAAGTGACAGCAGTAACAACCTCTAGCCATCCACCCGTGGCCACAAACCCAATCGGAAGAGATAAAGCACCTCCGAGGGGATCCTTTAAATTGTGCTCGGCAACAGTAGCTGTGTCGGTGCCATAAGTCCACTTAAACACATACGTTTGTTTCTGAGGCTGTGATGGTTGAAAGAGTCGGATGGTCGCCGCCCCTGTCGTCAACTCTCTCTTTAAATTCTGAATTAATGCTTGGGTTCTCGCCAAGCCTACTCTTTTAGTTCCCATAATTTAAAACCCTCCTTTTATAATCATGTCAAAAAAACATGGGACGAGTCTTTCGACTCGTACCTATAAGTAGTTTTAACAAACGAAAGCCTCCGTCTTTTGACGGAGGCTTTGCATTTATTTTACTACGTTATTTTCTAGACGCTAGAACCAGCCTCGCCCAAGAGACCGCGTACGATAACTAGACCATACATATCGGGACGAACCATCTTCTTGGCGTACCGAGTCATCACGCCCTTACGGGGCACGAAGTCTTCGGGACCGAAGATCGTTGGTGTGGTCTGTAGTGGCACATAAGGTGCGTATACATATCCACTCTCTAGGAAACTGCCTCCGCGTCGACCAACCAAGACGACCGTACGTGGGAAGTAGGGGTCTACAATCACGTCGAACTTCTTGGAAAGACTACCGGTTTTAACAGCACCGATGGAACCCTTATCATCATCAGCAGTAACGCTTGCGCGGAAACCAGCCGTGAACTCAAGGACGTTAGCTACTTCAGGTCCGCAGACGACGAAGTTAGCTCCACCCCGCAGAGTCTTACGGTGAATCTGGGCAGACACATCATTGATGGTCTCGGCAAGAGTCTCATACCACTCACTTACCGTGCCGGTGAAGTCGGGTGCAGCAGAGCTAGCCCCAATTTCCTGACCCGTAGTGCGGTTGACGAACAGACCGGGTGAACGAGACCAGTAATAAGTAGCAGCGGTTGCACCGAGAATAAGGTCTTCTAGGATCTCACGGTCGATCTCTAGAGCAATTTGCTCAGAGAGAATCGAGGTAAGCTCCACCTCTGCATCCAAGTTGTGGTATGCGTTGAGGTCTTGACCTAACTCAGGGGTCCACTTAGCCTTCAGCTTCTTACTGATTGCCGTCACAGCAACACTGTCGACCTTGATGTCGATTTCAGGAATCCGTGGATTACCTTCCAATCCCCATACCGTAGTACCGATAACTGAACCGAGAGCATTACTCGTGGTAAAGTTGTCATCGATTGGGAATGACACGATAAGATCCGTAGACGCCGTAATACAAGACATCAGAGACTGAAGCGTACCATCGTTAAGGGGTACAGAACCACTAGTGTTAGCAAACACCAGCGTCATCTTGTAAGATTGGTTACTTGGATCCTGCGTAGCCGAACCAGAAGAAAGCCTGCTGCAACGACGTACAATAGTAGCTGCCGCAGTGCCGGGAGTTCCAGCAAAGCTAGTGACCGCAAGAGCAACCAAGTCATCAACGTTTAGCTGACTTAGACCCGATGCGCCCGTCGTCTCGTACACAACGATAGAAGACCCGGAAAGGTCAACATCATACTGACTCAACTTATCAAGCGTACTCTGATTCTGGAGCGACAAAGCATGCGGTTGCGTGCCTGCTGACGATCCTGCCGCGCCAGATGCAATAAGCACCCATCCAGCAGCCGCTGGCGCCAATGAGTAAGAACCCGTCGGAGAAGCGTAACCGTTGTTAAGTGCATACGGACCCGCTTCAGCGTTGGTTCCTGACAAATCAACACCACCGGTGATCTGCGCAGCAATGCGCCCACCACCGTAGAGGGATTGCTCTGCAGCAGTCCAACCCAAACGGGGGAGACCCGCGCCATTAGTAGATGACGTAAAGTCCAGGAAGAAGATGAGTCCACTTGGGAGACTCATCGGCTGAACGCTAACGAGATCGTTTGCGATCAGTCCTGCGAAAACGCGACGGACAATTGGGAAAGCGACGGCTGCAAAACCTTCGACATCACCCCCTGCCATAGTGCTATTTTCGCGGAGAAGCTCTTTCGCCTGATTCTCAAGCAAACGAGCCATTGCGTTGCGGCCGCGATCATTAGTCAAACCCTCTAAGAGTCCGGTTTGCTCCCACTTCTTTAGTAATGCGTTGCCTTCGCTTCGCATATCTCGGTTGACAATTCCTTCAGTCAACCTTTCTATGATTCCAGCCATAATATATTACCTCCTATAATTAGTTAATACCTGCTAGTTTTTTCATTCTATCCAAAAATGGATCAGTAGTTTGCGTCTCTTTGCGAGAAGCACGAATAATGGAAGACGGTCGACTGATTGCCTCGCTCAGTGATTGGGGTCCCGGTGTAGATTGGGACGGCACTGCGCTTTGAAGTGTCTCATATATTGTCTTTGCTTCCATCACTGAACCAGCATTGGAAATAGCTTCGGCAATCTTTGTTTTTTGCCGCTCATTTAGGGAGGTATTTCTCAAAACACGGTTCGTGTAAAGCAAGCGTGCATTGGAAATGTTAACATCATGCATGTTTTCTTTCAGTTCCATAGTTACTTGCTTATACTTTTTGACGTGGCTCTTGAGTTGCTTATTTTCAAAAAGCAACTCTTCTTGAGCCTTCTTCAAATCTTTTAATTCTGCTTCAACATCTGTGCTGCGGCGGTAGGCCATTTCTTTTTCAATTTGCCATGTCAAAGCCTCGGGGGAGCTTCCAGCCCACCCTGACTTTTCTGCTCGCATGTCTACAGTAAGTTTTTCCACAATATT